GTTTTGTATCTGATGTTTCAGTTTTATTTAAATAAACATTTTGAACATTCGTTGAAAAATTAGATGCTGTAAAAGTATTTGATTTTACTTTTAAAATTTTTCTCTTGACTGTATATCTAACACTAGTGGATAGAGGTCCCTGTCCTTTAATCAGAATTGATTTGTCTGCTATGACATCTGTTATAACTGAACTTTTATCAATTAAATTTGTGTCCGTAATAAAAATTTCATCACCTATTTTAAAATAATGGTTGTTTTTTAAATCAATCCTATATGTGCTATCTGAAGCGTCAAACAAACTTATAGTTTCTACTTCGTATTTTGATGCTACATTATAAAACCAATTTTTGGATAAAAAGTCTCTCGCTCTTGATCCAAGGGTTTTAACTAAAATAGTATCATCTGAATCATAATAATAACTTTCTGTTGGTATTTGTAAATCTTGTATAACAGAGTTAATTCTAAGTTTTACTATATTTTTAGTTTTAACTGCAGAGCGTGTGCCCACATTCTCAGTTGAAAAATACTCACCATATGCATAGGTGTTTATCCCAATACTTGACTTATCTAAAATCGTTTTAGTGATGCCAGAGCATCCATAAAACTGATTCAGTGACTTTGAAGTGTAAGCGACCACACCATTAGTGTTATCATTAAAGGTAACATAAAGTTCTCCTGTATTTCCAAATCCAACAGTAGAATCAACATCCAGTGTTGTTGGTCCAGAAGATACTAGAATTTCTCCTCGCATAGAGGTATGATTCTGACAGACATAATAATATGTGCCAGGTGCTACTCCACTAGTGTCCCACGAGACGGTTCCGACTTGCGCTCCATTATTTGTTATAGTTCCAGTGGTGACGCTATTACTAGTTCCTGTGGTGTTAGTTGTTTTTATTCTAAATGGGTGTCCAGATGCGTTTACATTGAATACTAAAACATCTCCCACTATCACACTGAGGGTTGGATTACTTCCAATGGCATCACCTGCGAAAACATAGTTGCCTGATCCATTATTTGTTACACCATAAGTTTTTGTGGCGCCAGCACTTATAGTTCCGATTAATTTTGTTTTTGGATGAATAGAGAATGCTCCATAGATTGCTCCATCAACGCCTGCACTTCTATTATATCCAGCATCAAGACTTAAAGTGTAATACGTTTGACCCAACCCAGAGACATTTTTTACAACATTCCCTATTGGTGCATATGCTTTCTCAAATAAATTATTGTATTTGTTTTGTTTTAACGTGCTGTTTTCAAGTTTTAGCGGATCTCCCTCTATTGCCTCTACAACTAGATTTTTTACAACTTGATAATTTGCGGATGATGGAGTAAGAAGATAATCACTGGGTCTAACAACTTTTACATCTTCATTATACAATGATTTAAATAAAATTTCAAAAGATCTATCAGTTCCTCTAGTCGAATAAAAATCTTTAGACTGTTTTATGAAAAGATTTTGATTTAATTGATTTGATAGTGTTCTATTATCTAATCCTGGTAGAAATTGTTTTTTTAATTTAATCAAAAATTCTTTTAAAAATAAAACACTTAGATTTTTTATTTCATCTCCCTTTTTAACTAAATCATTGGTTGAACTATATTCGCTACCCTGATGTTCTGCAGAATTTGAAGATAAAAACGTCAATTCCTCTGGTTTAGTATTAGTAACATAAGTTGTTATGCCACTAAAACCTCTGACACACCCAGTAAAACTACTAGTTGTGATTCCAGTATATGTGATAATTTCATCATTAATCTTCAAAAGTCCATATGAACTTGGAAATCCCTTGGTTCCACTTGGAGATTGACGTAGATCAACATTGATTGTTGTGGATCCAAATTCCAGATCATTTGATAATATTACACCATCCGATAAATTTGTAGTTTCATTTAATTTGATGTATTGATCAATGTTATTGATAAGATCGATTGGAGCTGCCTGAAATTCTTGAGAAATGTAGTATTGTTTTAAAAATTCTGATATTAAAGGAAACTCCTCTCTGATATAAGAGGGAAGTTGGTTTTGAACTACATTGCTAAATTGAATTCTTTTTTCTGACATTTTATTATTTTACTCTTGATTAGTATCCATATGAACCAGATGAACCAGATGAACCAGATGAACCAGATGATGTTGTTGGTGCTGAATAAGTTCCAGCGGCCACAGACGGAGATGATGTGGTTGATGTAGTTGATGTGGTTGATGTGGTTGGAGTTCCAGTTACAGTTCCAGTTACAGATGTAGATACCTTTTCTAATCCTCCAGGACGAACAAGGAGTCCGTTTGCATAACTTGAGGATGATATGTAAGTGGATGCCGATGGATCCAGTCCAGATGAAATGTTATCTACGATCATATCAAAAATGCTATTACTAATATCTAGTTGTAAATATAAGTCCTGTAATCCTACAACATCGTTAGAAAGTGGAGAGGTTGAAATTTCTATGATTGTTTGTCCATCTTTTATTTTTCCTCCCTGAACGTTAACTGGATTTAAAGTTATGATCCCTTTTTTATAATCAATTCTTCCAACATTTCTTCTTATGACTGTTGGGCTTGTGGAATTCGGTGATGGGACTGTAAAGAAGAAAAGAGACCCAGTTACTCTGTTTGTATCTGGTATGTCAGACAGATAAACATTTTGTTGAATTCCAGCAATTCTAAAAGCACTTGATTTAATATTATAACCACTCATGTTCTTAATATGAAATTCATTTCCAAATCCAATTTGATATTCTGCAATAGTATTTAATGCTACTCTTATATCTCTTCTCATTTGAATTGTGGTGATATTTGAAGTCACAGACTCATGACTGTTATCAATGATTTTCAAAAACTTACTATATTTAAATCTAGCACCGTATTTGTTTAGTTCTGATGATTCTGAATATTGAGATGTATTATTTTGGACAACTGTTGAAACAAACTCTGAGGAGGGGGCTAGATTGGTATTGTAATAAACTTTTGAACTAACCTCCAAATAAAGATATTTTAAGTCAAGAATTTCTGGCACAATTCCAGCGACTGCATATTTTTTAAGTTTAAGTTTAATATTTTCTTTAATTAAATTTGGAAGAAAATCACCTAGTCTTGGTTTGATACTAATAAACACTTTTCCATATTGTGGTGGAATAAGTTCCTCTCCACCAAAAACAGAAATTGATTCTGTCTCTGGATAAATTTTTGCTGGTATGAGAGTTTCATAGTCGTCTGCAGTTAAAACTCTATTTTGAGATGCGTATATACGAGGTGCAAACTTTTTAATTGAATCGATAGATTCAATCCTCTCCCCACCTGATGCGATTAAACCAGTCGTGAGTAGAGAAATACCAGAAGTAACTGTATATTCAACAGAATTTCTAGTATAATTGAGTTTGCCCGCAAATGTAAATTGACTTATTCCATTTGCGCTATCTCCATTTGTTACGATATAGTTTGCGGTAATATAATTTCCTTCTTCTAATTTTTTCCCAAATATACCGTCACCAAATAGTAGTTCGTATCTTTCATCTTCAATCTCTTGAAGATAATAAACTTTTGAGTCTGATTTTACTTCAAGTAAACTATCTTGCAAAATATAATTAACTTGAGATGTAGAGGTTTCGTTTGATTTTACATTAACAGAAATTAAATCAGTATCAATACCAGCGTTTGGAAGTATGAATCTTTGATATGGATTTCTTGAAGTGTAAGTAAAATTTGATGTTAACAAATTTCCTTCATAAATTTTAAGATCATCAAAAGATGCGATTCCATTAATGACGGGTGCAGTAACATCTTCTAGAATCGAAAAAACAAAAGATTGATTTCCAAAAGATCCAGATGTTGTAGCGACTGGACCTTTCCTAAGAGTGATTATAGATGGTGGGGGAGTAATATTTGATGTGTCAATAAAGAAACTAACGGATCCTCTTGCTGCTTTTTTTGACTTAGGAATATAACCAATATTTCTTGCAAGTGCAACAACATTTTCTCGAAGTGTTGCGCTATCGATAAACACTTCATTTGCAACCATATTCGCATTGTATGAAGTGATATAAGTGTTGTATGCCAGAA